GATTTGAACTGACAAGCATTGAGTTCATCTTCCCAGCGTCTTTGATTTACCCAAGTAGTAGGATGGGGTATATATTGGCCGTTATTCTCTTGCCACTGTTTGGTCTGCTTATACCTCCTAACGGATTCAAGTATCGTTTCTTGTAATTCACTAGGAAGCTTCAAGTACTTACTCCTCACTGTAGCCTTTGCTATTTTCCTTGGGTACTCTTTCCAAAAATCTTCAAAGTTACTCACAGTCATCTTTGATGACTTAAAAGATTCTTTTGATGAATTTGATGTATATATATTATTTCTTATATTCTTATATTCTTGTTTGTTGTTAGGTTGTGTGTTGATTTGTGTGTTAGGTGGTGTGTTAGTTGGTGTGTTAGTCGTCTCTTCTTTTTTTGTATTTTTTGGCTGTGTTGACTGTTTATTTTGGCTATTTTGGTGTGTTAGTTGGTGTGTTGATTTGTGTGTTAGTTGGTGTGTTGATTTGTGTGTTACCCGTGTGTTAGTTGGTGTGTTAGTGTCTTGATAAAAATCGTAATTTTTTACCTTTATTAAGCTAAATTTTGTGTTAGTTTGGTGTGTTAGTTGGTGTGTTAGTGATAGTTTGTTTAATGAGGTACGAATTTGTTGAATATTCATGCCTAATTCTTTCGATAATGTGGATAAACTTGTAATAAATTCACCCTTATCAACAGGATGTCCACGCCATTTTTTAGGCTCATGATTTGCTTTGAGTAAGCAGTGGACGAACAGTCTAAAGGTATTAGCGTCTGTATACCATTCCCACTGTAAAATCTTTCTATGTATTTTGATCCATCCATTATTCATACAAAAACCCCCTTTCTTTCAATTCATAAAGTAAACTAGTGATATGTTCTCTAGATGTTTCTTTTGTATATTTTAGTAGCTCATCAATGTTTATTTCCCAGTCATCACCGTAAGCTATAATCATTGAAAGTAAACCTTTAAGCTCAAGAGAGAGACTATGGTCTTCCATAAATGAGATGGGTATTTGCGAGAATTGAATATTCATAATAAAAAAAACTATAGGAGTAATTCACCGTTCCCACCCTGCAAAGAAAGGGCTACGGATTGGCTACCGTATCGGTGAATCACTCTTATAGTCTTTTTATCGTTCTTTGCTTGGGGAAGTTGAGTTGTGCCTTTATTATACATGATTATCGGTTAGTTGTGTAGGGGAGAATAGAGCTGCATTGGCTAGCGCTAGCAGCTCCTCTCAACCCTGTATCGCCTTATCAAACATGTAGAGTGAAGGAGGGGGCACTCTAAGAATGATAAGGCGGTACAGAACCGAGATAGTTCTGTAATGGTTATTGTAATCCACGTAGTGGTTAAAAAGGAATGTCATCTACTGTAATTTTTTTCTTTTCTACTGTTCCACCGATAGCTTCTGCTGCGTCTTCTAATGTTACTTCTTTCCCACCCATAGCGAGCAGGTGGTCTACGCTAGGGAGTTTGAAGTTATGAAATACTTTTCCTGTATTTCCTGTAGTTTGGAAATACCAGATATGGATAGTTTCGCCTTTATTTAATGCTGATGTTCTTGAGTCTTTCCAAGCATTCATCCAAAAATCATTCCCGTTATTGTCTTTTACACAAATACCTACTTGTTTTTCGTCTTTTGTGTTTACAGCTTCTAGTTTTACTTTTTTAAAAATCATATTAGAAAGGAATATATGAATTAGTTAGTTCTTCGTTTGATACGTCGGGCTCTCTAGTTGTTTGGTTTGTCTTTTGTTGTGATTCTTGTTTTGGTTTTTGAATGCCTTTGTAAACGTCAAGCCCAATTCCTAAATAACTAGCGCATTTTCCAAAACAATCAGTAACAGCAGCTTTATAACGATCTCCAATTTCCATTTTTTCATTTTTATCTTGCCAACCTCCATATTGATAAGAAGTTTTAATCTCATAGTGTGGAATTTCGAGTCTTCCTCGTACAACAATTTGTGAATCATTACTTAGAATAATTTCATGCTCAACATGCCATCCGCCTATCCCAAATACATCGTTAAGTCTTTCAATTATATATGCTGGATCAATAGTAGACAGATATTTTTTTTGGCTATGTTGTTTAATTGCTGCGCTAGGAAGTGGTTTTTTAAGCATTTCCTCTAATGATATAGGTAATTTTTTCTTAATTTCTTCCATATTCTAGTGAATTATTGTTTCTTGCTGACCAGCTTGTCTATAAATCTCATCAATATATTCTTTTAAGATTTGGTTCTCTCTAAGAGCTGCCTTATACCGTTGACGAACCATTTTTAATCTGATAGAATCTTTTTGATTATCGAATAAAGACATTCTAGTTATCGCATTGATCTTTCTTGCGAATCTAGCGAATTTACCCTTCATTGACCGTGGAGGGTTTTTTTGTATGCTTTCATGGAAGCACATCCCAAGTGTTTTTTTCATACTGTATGTATTGTGAATTAATAATTTGATCTAATAATGAGTCGGCCATCTTTTCCTCTTTCTTTTGCTTCATCAATCATTCGGTCTACTTTTTCGGCCATTATTTGTTCGTGTAATTTACCTTTGATAGGTAAAACGGTTATATCTGGCTCTAGTGCTTCATCAAGTGTTAGTTGTTGATTATTGAGCCACTGTAGTGTGTTTTCTAACATATTGCAGGGTGTTAGTTAATAAATTAATTGCCAGCAAAAGCCCGTAAATAGTGTCTTGACTACATACCAAGAGTCAGTTCCCATATAGGCGAACAAAGAGCTTATCTACGGGCTATGCTGTAACCATTTAAGCCATACAATGCGCTACTTTAGCGATACTAGGTCTCTTACATTCCTGTAAGGTTTACTGTGTATCTAGCACGTCATTATTCAGCTTAATTTTGGCTTGTGTGAGGCGATAAGGTTGCAATTGGCCATAACCCTCATCGGGAGCCTCTTATCACCTCACAGAAGCAAACAACGCCCTTGTGAGGCGTTGCTAGATAATATTATCTTTATGATGGGCTTGCAACGGCCTCGTGTTGAGTTGTAATGTTCAACATTCTTATAGTACCAATACTGGAAACTATTGTCAAACTATTTCTGTGGATAAAGGTTTCCACTTTTATGTAGCTTCATAATAGCAGTATGTGATAGTTTCATGAGTCTGCCAATCTCTCTATATGAGAGTCCTTTTTGCCTATATTTAGCTATTTTTTTTCTTTTTCTTAAACCCTTTAATCTTTTCTTTTTGAGCATAGTTATTTGTTTGTAAGGTTTCCACTTTTCATACTACATTTTTATTCTATTTTTGTCAATATTTTTGGAAACAAAAAAACCGATCGTCATCGGTCTTTTTGCAAAATATGAATAGAAAAACATTACTACGTTTCCATTATCCAAGTAAAGTATACCAAGGTATTGACAAAAGTCAAATAATATGGTCTATTGTTGATGTTTTTAATTTATTCGATATGGGACTATTCCTAATAATAAGTAGTACAATTACTTTATTATTTGTCAGAAATGACATTTCTGTTTTTTTCTGGTGTTTGTCTTTGTTTTATTTACTTTCTGTCGGTTTTTGATTAAGTTCTTCAATCGCTTGTTGCAAAAGTAAGCGTAATGCTGTTTGAATTTGTGGGCTTAATTGCCCAGTTTTTGTCATTTGTTGATTGATTCTACCAAGAATTGCAACAAATTCTGCCATTAGTTTAGGAGAAGTCATGGCAAATACGGGCATTAAAGCAGGAATTGACGCAGGTGAAATAATAGCACCAGCACTTAGACCAGGAGTCAAAGCACCGACAAGTCCTCGTGGTGTTCCTTGTGCTGTTAATGCACCTACAATACGGTCTTGAATTGGCTCACCTGTAATATCTTCAAGTGTCATCAAAAGTGTACGTCTTGAATCATCGTCTCTTCTCATCGTTTGTAATAATTTTCTTACCGCTGTTTCTTTTTGATTTTTATTACTAATACTTAATGCTCTTGTAATTTCGTCTTCTAGCTGTTTTGCTTTTGCATAAGATCTTGTCATTTCCGCGTAGCCATCAACATTTTTGTTTAATGATTCAACAAGATTATTTTTTATATCAATGAGCATGGATTTTGCTGGGGCTTTTTTTTCAGGAATGCCGTCGATATATTCTTGTAATCTCTTTTTAAGAACATCAAGACCCTCAGCTGTTGTATTATTCCAATTTAATACCTCATTAAAAGCACGCTGAATAGATTCCTCATTAGATACAATGGTACTTTTTGAAAAATCAAACTCATTTAATGTTTTGCCTAAAGCACCACCTTGCTTTTTGACGCTTATCCCTCTATCTAATAAAACATTTTTTACTTTTGAACGTACACCGTTTAATATTTCATCTTGTTGTCTACGGTCTAGTTTAATTTTTTCTAAAATTTTTCTGTACTCTGTTAATCTTTTTTCTGCCAATTTGCTTAACCCTGTTTTTGTTGCATTTAATGCTGTATCAATCATTTCTTCTGATCCCTCTTTTCTTGCTAAACGATTAAATTGAATAGCTTCTGGATTATTAAATAATCTTCTAAAGCTGGTTGAGCCTGCCCCAGTACTTGTTCCTAAAATTTCAGCTCCAAGTTTCCCTGTGGTTTTTATTGTGCCTTTTGCTAATTTACCAGCAATTGGTAAAGCAGCCCCAGCTGCTGCTGAAGTGGCTATTTTTTTTGCTGATAGAGGTTCCCCCTCTTCAATTTGTCTACCTAATTCAAAACCACCGCTTAAACCAGCAAATTCTGTTGCTACACCTGCGGTTTTAGATCCTGCTAATCTTGCTAAAGGAGATGCAATTTTTGGTGTTCTTGCTAAAACCTTACTAGTAGCACCGAGTGCTCCTCTCCCTAAAGCACCACTTCCACCAACCAAAGAAGTGCCTAATTGCAAACCAACCCCAATAGATTCTTTTGGTGTTGTTACAGGTTTTGTCTCACCAAAGAAAGGAAAATTGACAGGTTTTTCAGCAAGTTGTCCTGCTTCTGTAATGGTTTCAATTGCTCCTTGTTTGTCTCCTAATAATCTTTGACCACCAGCAATCGCTGTTTTTCCGATAGCTTGTGCAGCTCGAATACCTGTTGCTGCAGTTTTTGTAAATGGACTAGCCGCTGCTTTTGTTAACTTTTTTATTGTCCCCTCTGGCTTTTCAGGTAATTCTAATTTACCGCTAACTATTTCAATATCAGAAAACCTACCTTTTTTTTGTTTATTTGTTTCAGGTGAAACAATTTCTATATTGTCGAATCTTCCCATATTAAATTAAAGCTAATATGTTATTAACGTATTTTGGAACATCAAAGCCAGCCCCACCTTGGCTTATCCCTCTCAATTGAGGGATTTGCCCTGTTTGAAAATATTGGTCAGCTCTTCCTTGCCCAGCATTCCATGCTATTGCAATTGCCGTTGGATCTCCTTGGTACCTTTGTGAGTATTGGCTTAATTTATGCCTAGCAATTGCTTCTTGTGTCTGTGGGCTTGTATCATTAGGGTCAGCACCTATTTCATTTGCCCAAGCTCTATAATTAGAAGGCATAATTTGATATTTACCTATTTCACCATCAGCACCACGAGCATTATAATTCCCTCCACTTTCATTTTGTCCAATAGCATTTGCAATAGTATCCAAGCCGTTTTGTGACCTGCTCAGGTCAAGACTAAAATCTACAGAATAATCTCCTTGCCTAAGTGCATTTCTGAGAGATGCTTTTGCTGTATCTCGGTCAACCCCTCTTTCTTGCATAAATTCTTGGATATCGTTTTCAGGAATTGAATCATCAGATCCAGAAACTCTTGCCATAATTTTATTCAATTCGTCAAAGAATGCTTCTTCTGAACCAACTGTATTAAGACTTGTAGCGGCTTTAGATAGTATTAAAACATCTGTTTCTGACAAAACACCACTCATCAAATCAAGATTATCCAAAGTCAAAAGATTTTGTAACCGTACAATTTTATTACGCAAATCAACAACTTTTTTATTTAAAGAAGGAAGAAGACCTTGGATAGTCCCTACTGCTTTGTAGATGGAAGGATCAGAAGCAATCTCTTCAACAAGTGTTTGAATATCAAATAATTGTTGTTTTTGTTTTTCAATGTCCTTTGTTGGGATATTTAACTTATTGAATGTGCCTGTGTTGGCATCCCAAGTAAAATATTCATCACCGAATTTTTCAACCTTAGGTGGGGAACTAGTTGTAGGCACTGTTGTTTTTTCTCGACTAGCAATAAGATTACCATCAGCATCATATCTCGCTTGCCCTTCACTAAGAGTAAACCCTTCAGGAGCGACCTCTTGAGTAGGTGGTTGATAAATCTCGGTAGCAACACTTTCAGGAGAAATCTCAATAATTCTTCCGTTAATTTCAAATCTCTCAGGTTTTTGCTCTTCTGATTGTCTTATATCTTGTTCAGTTTGCCTAATATCTTGTCGTTCTTGAAACTCTTGTTGTTGTTGTAAGGCTTGTCTTTGTGATTCTCTTTGTGCTTGTAATTGAGCAAGCTGTTGGGCAAGTGTTTGCTCTTGTCTTGTTTGCACATCGGCTAAAGCATTAGCTCTTCTTTCAAGAGACGCTGCTTGGCCTGTAATAAATTGCATTGGGATGGGTTGATCTAAAATTCTATTTAACCCAGCCTGAGCAGATCCTTCTAAGTTAGCTCGCTGAGCTTGTAATTGTGTTAATTGATCCAAAATCGCTTGTTCTTGTGGACTGGTGGAAAAAGTTGATTGAATATCTTGTTGAGTTTGTGGAACTTGTTGCATTGGCTCTTGAGTTTCTCGTAATCCCATCGGTTGTGTCGGAGTGATAGATGGTGGAATAGATGCAGGAGATGTTTGTTGTTCTGGCAATTGGCTAATAGCAGGTCTCATAGGTCTTTGTTGTGTAGTTCCTGAGACAGTTCTTGCCATAGGGCTAATACGTCTTTGTTGGGTCTGTTCTGTCATTGAAAGCCCCAACGCTGGTTTTGATTGTGGGGTCTGTTGTATATTTTGCTGAGGTGGACGTATTGGTTGCTGAATTGGTTTTGGTGTTTCACGTGAAACAATTGCTTGGACTCTTGGTGGGTTGGCTGTCGGAGTATCTTTTTTTAATAATCCAGAAAAAGCAGATCTGGCTTGATTTTGTACGTCCATTAAACTACTCACATTTCTTTTTGGGGTAAACCCAAATTGTGGTGTTGATGTTTTACTTTTAAATTCCATATTTATTAAGTTAATGTGACTGTTCTCCAGTCAGAATTTATGTATACATATAACCCATAAGTACCCCCACCGTCATCATATAATACTATTGTTCCTTCTTCCGCTACGTGTGATGGCACAGAAGAAAAGATGGGAAATCCAGAAAGGTTTTTTGCTTGTAGCCTTGGTGAATCTATACCGTTATGTTCATGTCTTGGTATTTTTTCCATATTATTTTCTTAATACTACTCTCGTTAGTTCAGGAGTATCCGTTGCATCTAAACCAGTATCAAGCACAATTTTAAATTGTATCTCTGATACTTTAATTGATTTTCTAATTGTTTTTTTGCTGGTTGCCCCATCATTACTAAAACTAATACTTCCTATTTCTGTAAAAGAATCAGACAAATTTTTTCGGTAACTTACAGTAACAGATTGTCCAGAAGATATATTTTTTGAAAGGTATATTTCTGTTTGTTCCAGTGTTACTTCTTCTGCATTATCAGACACATGAATTAAGCCAGTTAATATCTGTGCTTCTGATTCATCATATCTTTTTGATGTTTCAATAAGATCAATTGCGGATTCACTAGGTGTTTGTGATGCATCTAAATAAGCAGCATATATAGTTTTACTTGATTTAGAGTATAAAGCTCCAAAAGAAACACTACCAGAACTTCCGTCATTACCCCCAGAAATTGTGTGTTCTAAAGTAAGCCGTCCGTCAGGTGTTAAGCTATATATACCAAGAGGGGATAGAGTTTCTGAACTCCCAGCCTGCTCATTACTTAGTCCAAAATATATACGCCCGTTTACTTTTATAATTGCATTAGGAAGTACTTCAATTTGTTCAGTTGTTTGTTGTCTATCCAATAAAGAATCAGGAATTTTTTTGAATAAATCAACAGAAACTCCATTTGTTACATATACATTCCCATCAAAACCAGCAAAAAAATAAATTAAATTTTCTACTGAAATTATTGCATTGATTCCTTCTTCTTTTACTTGGATAGGGAATTCAAAAGAATCAGAAATTCGATCCCAGAAAAATAGATCTGCAATATTTGTAGTCCCCTCATTTGATCCGACAAAAGTACCCATTACTAAGTTTTTCCCAAGTTCTGCTAAACATTTTATTCTGTACTGTGAAGGCAAGTCTAACGCATTATTATTAAATGAATACGTACCAGCACTTGCTGGGTCAAAGGTTGTGACTTCAGATAATGACATGATATTAAAACCATCTCCAACGTAGAGAATATCATCTTGCCCAATTAAAGAAGGATGATACAGAGCATCACCTGTATTGAAACTTTTCCAAGAAGTTGTCCACGCTGCTGTCCCAGCTGTTATGCTCGACAATGGCCCGAAAACTTCGATTGTTGAATTTATAAAAGAAAAAAGATAATCTTTCCATATTTCAATCCCTTGTCCTTGCCCTGCGGTGTTACCATCTACAAGTGTCCAAGTCTGCGAAAAATTTGTCCAAATATTTTGTAAAGCATCAACAGCAAAAAATTCAAAATTTGCTGATGATCTTTTTGGGTTTCGCACTATTTTCAGTACTTTTTTCATTTCTATACCTGTAATTGAATGCGTCCCAGTACCAGCACTAGTAATATTTATAGGTGTAAGACTATTCAAATTAGATAATGAAGAAGCTAGTTTAATCGTGTTTTGATCAATAAAAATAACATAATAAGTTGTTGAAGCTGATAATCCTGTTGGGAGTGTCCCAGTAGAAGAAACAGTAACAGCATGCCCAGAAGAAATAAACCCATGCGATGAAATAGTCAGCTGGTCTGTCCCAGCGTCTGCTGTAAATGTTTGTGCTGAATATGTAGACGGTTCAGGAGTTGTCTTTGCCATTTTTTTATTTATCAAAGCAACACCAGCAGTAGAATAAACGTCAATATTTCTTATTTCTGCAAAATCACCTAAATAAGAATCGCTTATTCCTTTTTGAAAGTCTTTTATTTCAATACTTCCTCTTGAAGCCATATTATAATTGGACAAATAAATTAGGGTTTTCTAGTGGTGTTGAGGTATCACTTACTATTAAACTATTCGACCGACTCCTATTATCTAGCTTCATATCTTCTTTACCTTCTACCCATAAAGAATCATAAATACTAAACTTATCTGTTTGAGTATTTTTTGTTGAATAGTAAATTGAAACAGCGTAATAAACAGGAAGCATATGAAAATTTTCAGGTAAAGCAGGCATTTCTCCTATAGTATAACTCGCCCCAGATACAGTTGTGCCTTGGTACTTTGTTTTTAAAGTGATACTCGTTGTGCTTGAGAAAGAATCTATTTCATACCACTCTCCGTCATCGTCAACTTTCAAAAATCTGCCAACCATGCCAGAGGTAAAAGTAGTACCGCTTCCTGTGATAGTAGCACTTCCATTCGTTGCTGTTATTGTACCAGTTGTATAATCTGCTTGCCCTATATTTTTTACTTTCTTTTTCATAAAAACAGTAATAGTATTTCCAGAAGAAGAGGGAATAGGGTATAACTCTATTTGTTTGTTGAAAATTCTAAAATGCGAAGCTGTATCAGAAGAATAACTTGTTTGATTAAGTTGTTCCCATTGATTTTGACTTGTTACCTCTTTCAGTGTGTAACTTGTCGTTCCAACTAAAACAGTAACGGTTATAACTTTCTCAAAATTATGTCTCAAGTTATACGCTTGCTGAGAGGCAACTGTTGTTTCAGTAATTGAATCCTCTAAAAACCACCAGTCACTTGGCATTTTTGAATGGCAAAGTCTAATACCATCGTTGATCAGCTCTTTCCCAAGTGTTGTGTTTGCTGTTTCAGTATTGTTTGTCAGCTCTTCGTATAAGTTTATAAGTTCTGAGTATGATTTCATATTATGAAATAATTATTTGTGGAATAAATACATCTTCTTGACTACCAATTGTCCAAAAAGTACTAGGAGAATTTTGATTATTATATTCTGTTAATAGCCAATTTGCTGATCTTTGAACATCAGAAATTCTTATTTCATCAATAATACCATCATATTGTGCGACACCAGGATCAAAATTAGCAATCGCTACATTAGCAGTATCAAAATCATCACTATCAGTTCCACTTGAGCCGTTTGCTGCTCCATTTACATACATTTGTACTGTTTGGCCAGAAGACTTTGTCCCTGCAACAAACACATTAGCCCCTGTGTTTACTGAGGTTGTCGAAGAAGCTAAGAATGTACCACCTTTCCACCATGCAATTTTTCCAGAATTTAAACGAAAACCAAACCGATCTACTGGGGCAGAATCAGAATATTGAGTAACAATCCCACCATCATTAGTTGCTGTAGTATTTACCCAACATGAAATAGTATAAGGGGCTGCATTGTTTGATGTTGAAAAAAGAGCTGCACCAGTATCAATTGAATCATCAGTACCATCAAAGTCAATCCCTTTTTCTATTTTTGAAGTTACAAGATCACCAGAAGTCATTGTCCCAGAAGTAGTCCCGTCGTTTCCATTAGAAGTACTGTCAATCATTTGAGGTGCCGTTCCAGATGGGTCTTGTTGCATATGGTATACAAGCAGAAAATTGCTATTCCATACATTTTCTGCACCATAAGTATCAGAAGGGGCGTAATCAGTAGCAGAAGCATTCCCATAATAGATATACCATTCTGTATCAGAACTTGTTGAAAGCCCTGTACTATCAAAATGCAATTCACCAGTAGACCCACCCGTGTCAATTGTAACAACTTCTCTAGCAACTTCTGTAACCCCGTCTGATTTTGTAACTCGTATGTCACCACCATCTGAACGAACATTAGAAAAAAAACTACTAGGGAGATCAGACAAATCTACATACAAATTATCGTTTGCACTAGATACTTTTGTATTATCACTTGTAATCTTTACCCGATATTGCCAAGAAAAATTGTACCAAGGTACTATTGCCATATTATGGTAATTGGAATGTTAACTCAACTACTAATCCAGTAGCTGGTGTAGTGTGTACGGCATCAATATCAACACGCAATTCATCACCAGTAGACACATCATCATTTGCTGTATTTATAACTGCTGGGGTTGCTGCTGTTAAACTGTCTTTTTCTCCACTATCTATTGTTAATTTTGTACTCAACATGTCTACAGCATCAGTAACATTATGAATTTGAATATCAAGCGTACCTGTAGTACCAGCCGTCTGTACATGTGCAGCAACGTCTACTAGATTATACCCATTCATAATTGAAGGAATACGATAAAAAAGACCAGAAGCGCCATCGCCAACAGATAGAGAACTGCCTGCACCAGCGATTAATAGTGTCACTACTCTTTTACCGTAATCACTTCCAGCGAGACCGTCAGGCGTTATAACACGGCTTGTGTCTGTCCCAGTTGTTGTTTCAGCAGAAGTTGCAAGTTCTGAAACATAACCAGCTTGAGAAGTTGTTGCCTTTTGTCCATTTGTATAATCAAGAGAAATTACACCAGCTGCGTCATTAAAGTCATTAGCATTAAAGGCAGCTTTTCCTTTTGTTGTGCCATCTGCTTGTGCATCTGTTACAATCTGATCAGCGTTACCACTTGTTAATGTCCCAACAGTAGTCAAATTTGCCAAAGAATCAATAGCTGATTCAAGTGTGGTTTCCGTTGTGGCGTCTATAGCGTCAATGTTCTGTAGTGTTAAAGTTCCTGCCGTATCACTAAAAGGGACTGATGATCCAACAGTAAGCCCTGTGTTCCCAACAGCAATAGAATTAGCCCCTGCGATATTATTTGAGTCATCAATTGTTACGCCAGAATTTTGCAAAAGTTTACCTGTAGTTAAATCAAATCTTGCGATAGCATTATCTGTTGAACTAACAGGGCCTACAACGTCTCCACTCCCACTTGTACCAAGAATAAAAGTACCAGTTGCGTTATCCCAAACAAGAGCTTTGCCATCGTCACCAGCACTTGGTGAGCCAACATTTACATCACCAATTTCATCCAAATTATCTACTGTTAATGTACCTACAACTTTTAAAGCACCAGTTGTATCGTCTGCTTTTAATTTTCTAATTTCGCCAGTAATATCAGATACACCAGTAAGTGATTTTTGGTAATTATCGTCAATTTTAGCTGTTTCATTTGCCATATATTATATCTTTGTTAATCCAGAAGAATCTATATAAAGTCTCCCTGTGTCATCACACATAAGAGGCGAAAGACCACCTGTTGAGTCTTCAACAAAATCTACAGGTTTATAGTTTTGATCTATTTGTTTTACCCCTTTTGTAGAAGAAGATGAAGAAAACATTTTGATAACTAGTTCATCTGTAGATTCATCGCATAAAAGTTGTACTTTAACCCCATTATCTGATTCCACAAAAGTAACCCCCTTATTATTTTGATCTGTTGCCATATTTATTATTATGAATCTTCATTCTTAAAATTTGGTTTTTAATTTTTTTGTCTAAAGTAATAAGATTATTTTCTTTTAACAATAAATCTTTTTCTTTAATATTTAATAGGGTGGTTGCCTTATTGATCTGTGTAATCCTTTTATTTTTTATTTTTTGAAATTTTTGTTTTTTTTCTTCAAAATCTCCCAAATTCTCAAGAAAACGACTCCTTTCCTCTAATAACTCTATTTTGTTTTTTTTAAAAACCGCTTGTTCTTGTTCAAATTTTTTGTTTTCTAATTCTAATTCTTCTTTTTTGTCTGTATACTTTTTTTGTTCTTTTGAAAGTTCTAGTATTTTTTGTTCAATGAATAGTTTATTTTTTTCAATATATTGTTTTTCTTGCTCGATATATTGTTTTTCTTGCTCGATATATTGTAGGCTTTGATCTATAGATGGCTGTATATTTTCTTTATATTCTTCTAGCTTTTTAATATCCAAAAGTGCATTGTTTTTATTATCTTCTAACTCTTGTAAGAAATAATCAAAGTCTTTTTGTTTTTCAAGTAGTAAGTTTTGTAGTTCTTGCAATTCTTTATTTACATCTTCCCTTTTTTTAATTACTTTTTTGTTTAATAAAGCAAGCTCTTTATCAAGGAAGTCTTTTTCTTTATTTTTTTTGTCTTTTATTTGTTTTTTAGACAAAAGATCCATATTAGAATGTTTCTTTGATAAAATATTCAAAAACTGCTTTTACCCCAGCACGAACAGCAACCCCAAAAGCCCCAAGAATAATCCCAGTCTCAATGTTACTTGTAATATCACCAAGTTCAGTACCGAATGAAACAAGAAAGACTGAAACGAATGTGATAATACTACTTACGAAATACCTTTTTTTATGATTGTTTTTCATATTATTTAATTACGTATAGTGAATTAACCTCTTTTGATAAAATATCTCGCACTCTTGCTCTCCCTTTATCTCCCCATTTTTTTCCGTGTGAATTTACAAAGACATACCCTAGAGAATCACGCTCATAGAAGAAAACAATATGCGGACTGAGGAATTTACCAGTATGAGAAATAGTGTAACTAGGTTTTGATGGATTTTGGTCATCCTTATACCAATTCATAGAAGCAAAGACACAATACCCTTTATCAAAAGCATCAATTGCTTTTCTTCTTGTATTAACACTAAAGAAAGAATTGAACTTTTTACATGATTTAAGAAGCTGTTCATCTTTTTTTGTCCATTCAGAAAATGGATCGATATCATGCCCTTCTTCAAGAAGGCCTATTTTGCACGCAAATTTGGCCATATCACGAGGATTACTCTTATATTGATAGTCAGAGTATCCAAAGTGTCTCATCGCCTTTATCGTCCAATTTACATCGTATTTTGTACCGTCTTGAAGAGATAAACCAACTGTTAGAGCATGTGCTGAACATGTTGTTTGTTGTTTTTGATCTAAAACATAAGAATTGTCAAAAATGACAGGGTTTTTTTCAGGAAGTTGTTGACTATTAAGGATCCAGTCACGTCTATCTTTAAAATCTAAGCTATGCCCTGTATTAGTTCCTTGTACTTTACTTTGAACATGTTTTGCTATGCTTTTAAGTGACATACGGCGATTGATTATACGATTAGGGTACACAACATAACGGTTATAGTACTTATCGGGATCAATGAACCTTGAACTATCTACTAGAGAAATAGGATATTTACAAATATCATGGTGTAAGTGTGGTGCTGTAGACATTCCAGTATTTCCAGTCGTTCCGATCTGATCACCTGCTTTTACTTTGTCACCAGTGTTCACTGAAAATGTATCAAGGTGAAGGAATCTAAAGACTAGATCTAGTTTTTTATTGTATAACTGAATAGTTTTTCCCCCCATATTCCCCTCGAAAGCTAGTATCTCACCAGAAACAGGAGCAAAAAGAGGCGTTCCTGTAGGAACAATGACGTCAACACCAAGGTGAAAGTCATTATAAAAAGTTTTTACACCGTGTGTATATGTTCTTTTTAGTGAAAACCAGTTTTCGAGAGGAAATTTAGACATATTTTGTTCTTAATTTTTTAGGATAAGCACGCTTAACACGTGTTTTAGCCTTTGATATAGGCTTTACCTTTTTAACTTTTAAGACTTTAGTTCCTTTTTTTATTTTCCTATTCATACAATTCTAGTTCTTTGAGCTGGTCAACGACATCAGAAACATTTTCACTGAGATATTCAATATCTTTACTCTGCTTTAATGTTTCTAATTTAATCTCTTGAATCGTCTGATAAAACCGTTCAGTTGCATGTTGGGTTGTATCATTTATTTGACGAATTTCTTTGTATTGAACACCTAGAAGAGTAGTCATGACAGAAATAAGCACCCCAAATATCCAAAACATCGTACTTCTTGGGGCTTTTGAATCAATGCTCCCAGAAAAGTGGTCAAGTTTTTTGTTCACCTCTTCTTTGAATTGCCTAATATCTCCCTTGATATCCATAACCTCCGAATGAATATGTGTTCTCATCTTATCGAACTCTTCTTTTGTCTCTTTACTCATCTTGTGTTCAATGATTTTGTTGTCAAAGTATCCAGATTCTTTTAATTGTAGATATTGCTCATCAGGTGTTAGCTTTTTTGATTTTGTCATATGCACTCTTTGCCAAAGCAGACTGCTCAAAACTCTTTTCATCAGCAATTGAGAACGTTAATGAACCAATAACTAACAATAAAAATTCCAGCTCTTCTTTTGTTAATTCTAATTTCATACTATACAACTTCTACAACTGCGTCGTTGTCTTCAATTACATATTCAGTATTTGGAGCAATAGTACTATCAAACAAATTAGCGTCGATATAGTTCGGCTCAGTCACATAGATCACATCGTTATCTTGAAACATTGTTGATCCAGATGAATTTGTTACAGTAAACTGAACATATCCTACTCCGTTAATGATTGTTGATTGTGTTGTGTCTCCTGTAGCGAGTACTCGCCCGTTTAGTGGAATGATTGCCATATATTTTTATATTATTTAATAAATTAATTAAGGTAGCGTTGTCGCAGTGGTAAGGTCTATAACTTCACCAGTGCTTGGCCATATAACAGATAGTGTTTGCAAGTTGCTATATATATTCTCAAAGTTGATATTTCCGTTTCCATCTAGCCAACTAGAGTATAGAACTGAAATTGTATTGCCATCTGTGTCCGTCGTTGCCGTATCTGTACCAACGATAGAAATAGGCTGTCCCACTAACGCCCCACCAGGCTTATTAGAATTAGTTGATCTATAAAAGCCTAGCAAAACTTCACAAGAATCGTTTACCGGAAAAATACTGACATTAATGATAAAAATGTAAGCGGTGAATGTTGTTGTTGTGTCTAGCGGATCACCTGTTGTTATTGAAAAATGTTTTGGCATATATTTGCATTATAAATCTTCATACCAAGTCACTGTACCAGCAAAATCCGTTGTTGCACCTCCAATATACGCTTCGTCAGAAACAGTATTTGTTTCTCCAAACGCTGATTTGCTTATTTTTTGTTTAGTAAAAAATGCCATATATTAATGTAAAATCCATTGAGTAGTACTAATTGCTGTCAAGCGTACAGCATCACCATCACCAGTTATTACAATACTCGTATCACTTGTATTATCCGTTATAATCGTATCGCTTCCTGCTCTGTTGATTGTAATATTATTCACCGAAGCATTCGCTCCTGTATCTTTTATTAAATAAGTTCTCCCTACACTATTTGTAGTATCAAAGGATGATGAGGCACTTGGCAAAGTGATTGTTACTGCTGCTGTATCTGTATGATCAACTGCAATAACTTCATGTGTATTATCAAGTGTTAGTGTAGTTGCGTCTAAAACGGTAACCTTTAGCCCTCTACTCCCATTTACCGCAAAATTTACATTTGTTGATAGTGTTTGACTATTTATTACCATTTTCCCATTACCAGCCGACCAAGTGATCTTACAGTCATTTGGAAAATCTGTAGCCGTCCCAGATCCTCCTATATCATAAGTCCATAATCTGACGATATTCACATCATTATTACTCGCACTATGATTTGTTGAGAAATAATGGTTTTGTCTAGTATCTCCGCTTGAGTTTCTCCCCATTCTTAGAGTTGCTGTTGCATTCCCTGTTCCGTTATTCCCACCAGAAACGATGAAAGAGGCAAGACCTTCTGTCGCTGTCGTAGGTTGGAAAATACCAACCCGACCGCTTTGATACATGACAGTTCTGAAACCTGCTACTGACTGTACAATCATTGGCACAACTGTTGCTCCTGCTTTTTGTTGGATTCTAAACGTTGCATCTTGTACGATCGTACCTACTTGTAGACCTCCGTTAGTTCCAAGTGTTAAACGTGCAATTTCGATAGAAGCAGAAGCGTCAGTGATACGGACACCCCCTGCGACCATCCCTCGTAGTGTTCCTCCTCCTGTCCCTTGTACAACGAGAGTAAGTGCTGATTCTGCATTGATCGTTCTGTTGAAACGTCCAGAAGCACTCTCTCCTTCCATGTGTAAGGTATTAAGAGGAATACCAGCCCCAGCATTTTCACCTACAAAGATACGAGGAGGAGTGGACTGGATTTTCATCATTGATAGTCCTTTTGTTGAAAAGATCGTATTACCTTCAATGTCCCAATACATCCCACTTCCTGTATTATTCGCATTTGCAAAAGCAGGTGCTGAGGCTGATCCATTTACTCCCCTAAGCACTCCTGTGAGGGGATTATTTGTTGTGTCTAGACGAAGAAAAAGACCATTTAAAGTTTGAAGACTTATACCAGAAAAATGTACAAAAGATTTTTGAGACATATCAATCTATTTCTTTTGTTGTCCAATTAACTATGTCAGTTGCATCATCGCTACCAAAATAAATAACCTCACTCGCACCAAGAACAAAAGTTATTTCATCACTTAGCATTTTATTACCATTTGTTGAACTAGGTACACCGTCATTATCAAAAGACCATCTAATTGTCCCAGTCTCTGATTCTTTTGTTACACATAAAACGTATTTATTTGTTGGGATTGTGTTAGGAATTTGTAACCATGTATTTGCACTTGTTAGCGTGACACTTCCGTCTTGCCCTGTACCATTTAAACCTTCATCTGCGTCTGTTGAAACTAATAGTCTATTAGTAACAGGGTCAACCCTAATATTACGAATTTCTAAATTTGCGTCATTTGTCACCCCACCCATTACCTTTTCTTTATTTGCGTCAAATTTAAGTCTTTCGTCCATATATTAGTAAAAACACTTTATAAAATACTGTATGAAAATAAATTTATTCTGATAAGTCAGCAAACTCCTCTGTCATATCTTGTTCAAGACTGTCTCCAATTGTAGGGCAATCTTTTTTGTGTCTATACCCTTTACTTCCACAATCATCACAACCTACTTTTTTTTCTGATTTCAATTCTTCTGTAATTTCATCTTCTATAACAAAACATTTTTCAATAAATTCTTGTCTTGAAAAATGATCAGTTCTTAAATTTCTTTTATTCATCTCACGATTAACAAGGTGTTTGGCAAAATGAATAGCAAGATATTCTTCAATTTCTTTAGCTTCTTTTGCTTTAAAAGACATAGGGTGTCCATCCCAAGTATATGTGAAATCTTCATCAGAAAAGTTTACGAATGTAACAATTTTTTTTTGCATATATATAATTTAATAGGGGAGAGTTACCCCTCCCCATATAAAAATTAGTCGATTTGTAGGTAAACAGCTCGATATTCTGTATCTACTGCTGCTTGAATAGCGACACCAACATTTGGTTCACCAACTGCGTCAACAGCTTCTACAGCACCAGCAACGCTTGTACCTGTAGTTACTTGAAGACCTGCTGTGATTGCTTCATCTGCTAGAACAGAGCAAACACCACCAGTTTGTAACCATCCATATTCATTTGCTGCAATTGCAACATTAGGAACACCTACCGGCATATCTGCTTGATCTACAGCTGAAATAACTACGTCTTTCCAAGGATTTTTTACAAGAGTAACTTCTGATGAAGTTGTAAGAGCCACTTTTAATGGTTCATGGAGCTTAACAGTAAGACTAGCAGAAGCATCAGCTGCTGCATGTCCACTTACTCGGTAAGCAATCCCCTCACCAGCTGCGTCATTTACAACCATATACCCCCCAGCATAGTCATTTTCTGAAACAGCTGTAGCACCAAGTGTTACTGTTACTTCAGTAGCGTCAACACTCGCGGCACTAGCTACTGCAATATTTTCGTGATTAGCTACTTGTGTAGCAGCTACGCAAAGTTTACCAGCTGCAAGAGCTGTTCCTCCGTTTTCTGTATAACGATATTTTTTTCCATCAACTGTTACACCAATAGTCCCGATAGGATGTTTTTTTGTAGAAGTTGTATCGTGAATATCATTATCAAACAATTGTACGTGTCCACTTAGACTCATATAATTTTATTATTTAATTTAATTTTATTGACTTACCAAGTAAGGTACATACACGACCATTTTTCCAGCAGTCAATGCTTCTACTGAAACATCGATTTTCATTTGTCGTGCTGCTGTCAATTTTAATTTTGTACCAATAAGACTAGATAATCCTGCGCCCCAAGGAGAAGAAGCGTCACTGATTGCAATTGACGCAACAATATCTCCATCTGTTGCAAAACCGATTGATACTTGCCCTGCATTTGTATCAGAAGTAAAGGTAGTAAGCACATCAATCGCAATTTGTTCACCTAAAACAACCGCATTATCTGGTAGTGTTGGAGAATTTGTTGGTGTGATTGTCCCAGTTGCACCACCATCTGCAGAACAATCATAGACCATGATTGCATACTTTTGGACATATAGACCAGCCACACCAGCTGCGTCTGCTACTTTAGCTTCGGTTACTGCGTCATCTGCTAATTTAGCAGTTGTCACGGCACCATCAGCCACATTTCCAACTTGAGACCATGTAGCTGAATCAGCTGTACCAGTATTTTGGTACAAAAGACCATTTGTAGTATCTACAACAATTGCTCCAGTAGCTGGGCCGCTTGCCGTTGGTGTACCATCACTTTTGTAAATTTGAATCCCAAGATCTTTCATTACAGGATCATAATCTTGTAACCCTTTCCCAAATTCATTTGCCATAATATTTTTAATTAAGGTTAATTACTTATTAGAAAGTGATTACTATACTGATGTGATCCCTGTAAGTTTCCCTTGTCGTTTCGGATTAGTACAAATTAGGTTACCACCAAGGTAAATATGCCCAACGATAGCAGCAGCATTGATAGATTTAATAAATCCAGACCAAGAAAATCCTAGACCTTTAACATTTGAATAGTCATTTCCTTCAATAGAAGAAGCCATGAAGTTTACAGGTTGCCCCATAGGCACTGGCAAAGCTCGCCATTCAATAAAATTTTCATTTAAGAAAAATAGTGTTTGAGCAGTTGCTTTTTCATCTTGCAGAATTGGCATTCCTTTATAATCAAGACCTGTAAATCCTGTTCCTCCTTTAAGACCTTCCCCAATTCCAAGACCAACATTCTTGTTAATTCTTAGTTTTGGTTCAAGTAGGCTTTCATAAAGGGCAAAAGCAGCATCATTACAAACACCCATTGTAGGTCGATGAGACCCACTTGTTACATCATTGTAAAGTGTCGCCATTTTAGCAAGAGAAAGAGTCCCACCAGAATCTGTAACAGTTGATTGAAGTGTTGGAAATGTAGATCTTGAAAGACCACCAATAGTAGAAACATTTGTACCATCATCAACAAGAGCTGCTAGACCAAGAAAATCTTTTCCTTCATTTCCTGTTCCGTCACCGTAAAACATAGTACCAATATCATCAGCAGCGTCTTGAGCTGTTGATGCCATTTCAATAGAAACAAGATTAAGTACTTTTGTTTCACTAACATCATTACCCGCTATTTCAGTCAAAGGAAGAGTTACAGAAATTTGGTAATAAGCTGGATCAAACGCTAGACGTCTTCGAGTATCAACAGCACTTGTATTAAAAGTGTCGAATCCATCAAAAGAACCACCGTTTGTATTTTTTGAAACCTTGATTGGTACTTTGTATTGTTCACCAGCCCAAGGTTTTGCTTGTGCAAGCATTTTAGAAGCAAAAACATTGCTGTTAAGAACTGTGTCAACTAGTTTTGGAGCTAATTTGTCCTGTGTAGTTGTCAAAATTCTATTACTGCCATTTAATGACATATAAGATAATATTTATTAAGTAAATAAATCCGTCCAACTTTTATTTTTTAAATCAATTGAGCGGATAACTTTTTCCTCTGAAATATTAGAGGAAGACGACCCTTTCATTGTTTGAGAAGCAATTTTTTGTTTTGCAATCTTTTTTGATTCATCCTTTGCTGGTTCAAGTGCTTTCATGATTTCATATGCTTTATAAAAATCAATATTTCCTTGATCATCAGTAGGCTTATAATCAATTGCAATTTTTAAGAGTTTATTTTCATCAAAAGTTTTCCCTTGCTCTTTTAGAGCTGAAACACTTTCTTTCACCCAATTATCCCAACGAGCTTGTTGTTCATATTGCTGTTGGTATTCTTTGGATTGTTGTTCTCTAAACTCTCTCAACATTTGATCCCTCTCATTTTGTAGAACTTTTTTCCATTGAGCGTGTATTTTGGGGTCATCGCCAAGTAGGGGAATAAGTTCAGGGTCAACGTTTGTCTCTTCTTTTGTTGGTTGAGACGATTGATTTGCAATAAGAGATTTTAATTCCTCTAGTTGCTTTGTCTGCTCCTCGAATCGTTCTTTGATCTCATTTTTTTGTGAGATCAATTCTTTAAAACGAGGATGTTCATGAAAAGGTACAGTATTATCCACTTGAGTATTATCATCTTCAATTTTTTCATTTTGAATTTGATTTCCGCCCTCATGTGATGGCTCGTCCACTTCATCATTTAGTTCAGGAAGCGACTCCTCAGAAGTTTCATTCTCCTGTGTGTCTTCTTCTCCGGTTAAGCTAAAAGCTCCACCTTCAAAGGGCACATTCGCGAATAGTTCATCTACAGTATTCATACTGTTTTTTTATTGTGTGATGGGGTGAGGTCACAAATTAGCACCCACAAATTATTTTACTTTTACGCTGTTTCGTAATTGTTTTCTATCTCCATCAATCTTTTTTCAATAGAACTCATTACATCATTTTTTTTGTTTTCTTTTATGTCCTCAATCTCAAAAGTTACTATCTTTTTGTCTTCTACCATTTCCACTGCGACCTGTGTGACTTCCATTTCAATGGTATACGTTTCCCCAACTTTCCAATCATTAGATCCCTTTATTTTATCCATTTCAATAGTAAACTTTGGTTTCATGACACTTTTTATCGCCATGATCTGTTCTGGTAAACTACGCATATTATGGTGTTAATTCATTAAGTTGCTGATTAAGATCTTGCTCGATCATTTGGTCATTTGTAGGCTCTTCTTCTAAATCCATATTTTGTCCAATGTCTGCTTGTGGTCTATCTTCATCAATTAGCAAGTCATATTGCTGTTGCTGTTGTAAAACCCATCTTTGAGCTGCGTCTTTTGGATTTGGATGCTTTAGAGCTTTATACAGATCTATAATAGAAATAGCCCCTGCACTCCATAAATCCATAGCCTCATTTCTTTGTGTTAGCTCATCTTTAGGGACAAGGCTACCTTCACGTACAGAAATTCTAAGTTTTCTACTTTTTGCCAATTGTTTTATATCAGCATTTTCATGTTTTTCAGCAAGTTCTTCCCCCAAAACACTTACATGGTGTTGATCTGTGTAATATACAAACATGAGTTGAACCCACCAATTAAATACCAAATCAGCAAATTGTTCTAAATATTCAGTTATTCCTCCGCCTATTCTTGACTCATCACTTCCTTTTAATAAGATACGCCCTCTTGCTGTTTCTGATGATCCTCTTTCACCTCTTGTTGTCGAGTGTGTACCAAAAACATTGTCAATCTCATTTCTTGAATCAGAAAGATTTTCATATACATCCGCTGGAAGTCCTTGCCCAGTGATCTGTTGAAAAGAGGAAAGATCTTTAGTAGGAAGAACTAAAGCACCACCTTTTCTAAGAACATAATTAGCTTGAGTTGCTTGACTTACTGAAAAATCACTATTAAATACGTTTACACCATTTACAGAGTCAATATTTTTGTCAATTTGTCGGTATCTTTTGTTGACAATATCTTGTATACACTTAGTTTGTTCAATTAAACTAGTATCATCATAAGGGCGTATACCAGTATTAAATATAGAAAGAACAATGAAAGGAATTTGTGGAGTATTAAAGTGGTTCACTCCATTTGTTTCATATGTAAACTCTTCACCAAATTCATTAACGCTTGTCTCAGTTGAACCATAATCCCAATGAGGATTCTTCATTTTTCCAAGAACATTATTACCTAATGTCCAAAATACAAATTCTTTTGTCCACCATTCAATATATTGAAGTTTTGTCCCAGTTTTTTTGTTAACAATACTATCAATTAACTCTTGTTGTTTTGGAAATCTGTCTTTAAGCTCAGAAGCAGTAGCTTTCTTTTTTCTACCAATGTATTCACCAGTATAAGTAACCCCATTTTTTACAGTTGAATCTGGGTCAAGGATAATATCAGTTGGTAAAATAACATCAATTGTCACGTCATCTTTTTCTTCATCCCACCCAACTTGTGCTATTCCGAATCTATAAAGTAACCAGTGTCTTGTAACAGATTTAATAACTAATTTAAGTCTTTCAGTATCAGCCAAGTGTACAAGATGTTTTTTGTAATTTTCAGCAACCAATTGACTGCTTTCTGATTCATCTGTATCTATTGTAGGCTCTGGGTTTTCTCTCGTTGCGATAGGCAATAAAGTTTCAACAGCCATGAAGATACGGTTATCAACCGTTGTGTCATCAGAAGCATCAATATTTTTTTTATTTACTTGATCCCCGATCCAATAGTTATAATTCTCTTTTTGTTGTAATGAAAGGTTTTCAGTTTCTTTCTCCCATGCTTTTTCCCATGCTTTTTTCCTAGTAATAAGTTCATCATCACTAAGCTCAAGTTTAAGCTCTTCTAACAAATCACCAATAACCCCGTCATCAGATAAAGAAAAGTCTTTTACCTTATTCGTAGTACTTTGTAATGATTCCATTACTTTAAACGGATTGATTCCCATATTATTTGTATGTGTCTTTTATCAAATTTATTTTATGTCTCCCGTCTTCCATTACCACACCTCTACTAAACCATGGCTGACTATTAGGATATACAATTTTTGGATTCCCTTTAGAAAACTCACTAATACCAGCACGATAGTAAACGGTTGCATGTACTAAGTGATCGTCCCCTTTTCTTTCCCATTTATTTGTCAGAACACCCAAATTATTTTCTTCTCTTTTTCTGTATATATTATTAAAATGTAACCAATAATCCCACCAATCATTTTTGTTACCTTGTAAAGCAATTCTTCCATCTTTAAATTCATCTACAATCAGTTGTATCATTCTATTTCTATCAACAATTACGTTGCCACTTTCTTTGTTTTTCCCCCATCTCACCAATTGCATTGTTTTTCTGTCTACTGAATAATGGCACAAAAAGACTCTACCTTTATATTTTTCTCTCAACTGTCTTGGATATATAAGGTCACCACCTTGGTCAAATACCGCTATAGCTTTAGGGTATTGCTCCATTAGTTTTTCAATCTCTTCATATCCATCTGAACACCCATGATAAAACAGTCCATCATGATTACCTACTACGTACCAAATCTTTACACCAGTATCTACCCCTATCACTATTCTTTCATTATCATCATGTGGTTGAAATATTTCTTCTGTTAGATTTTTCAAAATATCATCCTCTAAAACAACGTTTCCACTTCCAGAGTAAGGAAGGCCGAGAACTTTATTATAAAATTGTTCTTCTGTTTTTGTTTGATAATCATGGACAATCTTACTCGCTGGAACCCACGGACACATCATTAAATTGATCCAATACCCAGAATATTCCCTATCTTTATATTTTTTTACCCATTCACCAACTCTTCGATCTTCTTCCTTTAATTCTTTTTTGCAATGTTTGCATATATAAATTTTCTTTTCTAAGTCAATATTATCTGGAAAATCCATATATTGCTTTTTATTGCAATGAGAACATTTTATAAACCAATGTTTTTGATCTGAAAGATCCCAGAATCTAGCCACTCCATTTCCGTGTACGGATGGATGAGAGAAATACCATTCCCATCCATGCTTAGAGTGTTGTAAACGAGTAGAATATTGATCAATAACATCTTGTTTACTCGTATCTACTTCGTCATAAGCATTCAAATCACTAGATACCATCATTGCTGCTTTCTGTGTCCAAGTACCACGATAATAAATAACATTCCCATTGATCCGTTTTTGTTCAATACTATCTTTATCTGATACCCATTCTGAGAGTATTGGATTTTGGGCTATTAAACGATTCACTTTACCGCCAACAAAGTCTTTAACATCATTGGCAGTAGGTAGAGTATAGATAATATCCATATCTCTATAATTCGCAAGCCATAAAGTTTTAAGGATCACCATTGTACTAAAACCAACTTGTGCTGGTTTATAAATAACCTGTTTAGGGCTAAGATCTTCATAGATATCGTATTGAAACAAATGCTCATAAAAATCTATTTTTGTCCCTTGTTCATTTTTGATTACATTCTCTTCAATCCAAAGTACTGGACTAGACGCCATCAGACTTTCTTTTTGGCTTTTGCTTAGTTTCATACTTTTTCTTGTTTGCTATTACAAAGTCAACGGCTAAATCATCAAGTGTTGAAGTTTTATTAAGAGATTCTTCATTCGTAGTATGATCAATATATTGCTGAGGCTTTCCGTATATACGATCAAATAAGTCTCTATAAAATTGATAATCACCTTCTTTAGCTTTCTTATACCCTACCAATAGTAACTGCTCTTCAATATCATCCACTGTTACATCCTCACCGTTCATCTCCGCTATCTTCTCCATTGCTTTAAACATTTTGGTTTTAAAGTTCTCACTCCCTTTTGGTCTTCCACCGCCACGGTTTCCTTTTACAAATTTACCTGTTTCTGTGTCAGTCCACCCGTTTTCTGTCGTTTGTTCCACGTTTTTATTCGCTTTTTCCATACTAATTAACTTTTATTGCAGCTTGTCCTGTGTAGTCTTCGTATCTTTTTATAATAACGTCCACATACCGTGGATCAAGCTCCATCATATAGCACTTACGGTTTAGCTTTTCTGCTGCTATGAGGGTGCTTCCGCTTCCTCCAAAGCCATCATATATAATATCCCCTTGTCTGCTACTGTTCATCAGAAACTTGACTATAAGACTTACTGGCTTCATCGTTGGATGCTCTGCGTTTCTTGCTGGTTTGTTTTCTCTTACAACTGTTGTTTTTCTTTCATTTCGCAAATGTTGCACAAGTTCTTGCAACTCCTCTTTTTTTAGCTTTTTAATATCTACTTCATCATCAATAACTGTTGTCTTATCAAACATTCCATACCACCTATGTGCCGCACCCGGTTTCCATCCATATAATATTGGTTCGTGTTGCCATTGATAGTCCTGCCTTCCGAGCACTAAACTATTTTTTACCCATATAACACACTGTTTTAGTTCAATTCCTGCGTCCTTCAGGGCTTTTCTAAAATTTACGCCTTCAGAGTCTGCATGTGCGACGTATATTGGGCATCCGTTATGCATTATGTCTTTTGCCCTTGAATAAAAATCGTACAAGAATTGGTAAAAGGTACCGTCATCCATGTTGTCGTTTTGTATTTTTAGACCTGTACCACCTTCGTAGTCCACATTGTAGGGTGGGTCAGTCCATACCATCTCACATAGTTCACCGTTCATGAGTGCCTGTACATCTTTTTCTTCAGTACTGCTTCCACACATAAGCCGATGCTCCCCTAGCTGGTAAATATCCCCTAGCTTGCTTTTAGGTTCTTCTTGTACATCAGGCACCAAGTCATCTCTCTCTTCTGACTCTATAATTAAATCTTTATCAAATCCAGTAAGTTCTAGCATTGGGATAGAAAGGCCTTTTAATTCCTCCACGACCAAGTCCATATCCCATTCGCTCTCGTTTAATTTATTATCTGCTAAACGATAAGCGTTTGCCTGTTCTTGTGTAAGGTTTACTTTCAAAACTGGAACCTCTTTTATCTTTAAGTATTTTGCGGCCTCTAGTCTTCCATGTCCTACAATAATCACGTTATCTTTATCTACAACAATGGGCTGATTAAAACCAAACTCTTCTATGCTTTCAGCAACCTGTTTAACTTGTTTTTTAGGGTGCTTTTTTGCATTTTTTTTATATGGAAAAATCTCAGATATTTTTTTATATTCAACTATATTTACCATTTTACTTTGTTTACCCATACATACCTATTGTGAGTTTTCCTGATTGAATTTCTTTTTTATATTCTTTTGCTTCTTTTATCTCTTCATCAAAAACAAGTTTTTCTTTTTTCTTTTTTGCGATGTGTTCCACTTCTTTTTTTGTCTTCTCTGCTTGCCCTTCACCATAAATCATATTAAACAATTCTGTATCATCTCTTTGAACAAAATCTGCTGCATGAAATTTTGTATACTTATCTTGTTCAATTATATTACCCTTTGCATCTTTTCTCAGTTTTATTTCATAACCACAATACTGGCAACCTTCATGCAACCCGTACCAATCATCTTGAAGAACAATATAATTGCCATGAAGTGTTGACACATTACTAGGGCAATAGCCGATTTCTCTTTTCATAGCATGTCTTTTAGTTCTGTAGGTTTTCCAATACGCTCATTCTCTTCTATGAGCTTATTAACTTCATCTTGTCTTTTTGATATTGGGTTTATCAAAATTGGTCTTTTCTTTACTATTTGAGTTTTTTCAAAGAATATATTCCGTTTCACTTTTTCAAATTCTTTTTTTGTGACTGTTAAAAATACAAGAAGTACTAATAACAAAAAATTTAATAAAGAAATAAATAAAACCATATTTTCATTCTTACAGGGTAATACCCCTGATCGCTCAGTCAATAGAAACATGTTTGTCTATGCTGAAACGCTGTGATGTTACTCTGTAAAAATAAAAATACCCGCCTTTTGAGCGGGATTGATATTCTATCGGGAAACACTGCCAGTAACCCCTTTGAATATCTAGCTAGATATATTCAAAAAGCATGTTGGCAGTATTTTATTCTAAAAGGATCAGTTTTTTTGACTTCTTCCCTTATTATAGCAAAGAATCATTTTCAAGTCTATACTGTATATGTAGTAATTTTGCTGTATTAAGATCAATTTCTATCCACAAGTTATCATAGTGTGTGGATAATCCTCTATTAACACATTTTTTTGCTTCATGTAGTAGAGAATCAATATTTTGTTTTAGTTCTGCTTTTTCTAATTGTAAACGGTATGAAGAGTAGGAGGATATTTTCATTTTATAGAATAACAATTTTTTTTGATATGACGTTTTCCCAAACATTGAACGAATAAATAAAGTCATATGTTTAGCACAAAGAGTATTTGTGCATGATCTACCACATTCTTTGCAACGCATATAATTTTTTGACAAGCATTAATTGTAGGAGTGTTTGAAGGCACACTCCTAAAAGCCTTTTTACTTCTCGATCTTGTGGGTGTTCCCACACTTTCCGCACTTGTACAGAAAGGTCTTGCTGTTCTTGCCGTTCACACGGACAACGAACATCCCAGACAGACCGCACCAGCCGCCGCACTTCTTGCAGATGTTGTTCACCTATTCCTCCTCATCTTGATGGTGATGTTGATCTCCACCTCCTCAGTAGACTTGATCGTCTCCCGAAGTTGGCAAAGTTTTCTCCCCGTCCATCGAGTTCCACTCGTCATGACGATGTCAATGAACACATGGGCTTCTTCGATAGTCAGATCATCAAAGATTGCATGCCAGTGCATATGGATGTTTTCGGGGAGGTACGTCGTGTTATCTTCGTTCACTCCGCCCCTAGAGCGTGGAATGATATGATGGCACGTCGCATGCTTCCTTCTTTTCCTCTTTCGAGTCTTTTGATCCCGTCTCACTAGCTACCTCTTTGATGGCTTGACACGCTTCACAATATCGCACAATGCGACCAGCATATCTACCAAAATGATAGACACGCTCGATTGTTTGCGTATCGTTTCTGCAAAACTTGCAAAAGCAATACATGTTTTCCTCCTTTTGTTTATAATCCCCCCAATTCGCCCTACAAATATAGAGCTAGTGGAAAGACTAAAAAGAAATCCTTATCATTCATAGATTTAAGTTAGTACTTTATGTATTTCTTTAGCTATCCCTCTGATAACTGGAACTGCAACGCTATTACCAAACTGTCGATATGCCTGAGTATCACTAACAGTAATCTTGAAGTTGTCTGGAAAACCTTGTAGTCTTGCGGCTTCTCTAGGAGTAACTTTTCTCGGATTTTTCCCACGCTGTTTAATCAAAATCTCAGAGCCATCTTTATAGTATCTTGCAGAGATAGTGCTTGTGTATTCTGAGTTTCCATCAATCTGATCTGCTTCCATGTGTTTTTTTATTTCCACTATCAGCTTTTGCTTTAATTCTTTGTTGAGTGTTTTCATAGTATTTTTTAATTATTTTAAAGTGAAATCCAAA